GCTGGTGCACTTCGCTGGATACAGGAGCGACGTCGACCAAGCATCCTGGTTGTTCAGCCATATCCTCGCTGAAGCTGCTGCCGGGGCCCGGGGTATTTCTGTGACGGCTGAGCGGAACTCCTACCTTGTCGGGTTCGGCGCCGCAGTGAGTGCCAAGCTCAATGCCTTGACGCGATCCCTCAAGGAGGTTCGTGAAGAGGTGCCTGGCAATGGAACGGAGTTGATGCTGCTTGAGAAGGCTCAGGTCGTTGCTGCCTTCCTCGAGACGATTGCCCCGGGCCTTGTCTCCGATCAGACGAAAGGCACTCAAGTGAAGAACCATGCAGCCGCTCAAGCAGGTGCACGCGATGGAAAGAACGTGTCTCTTGGCCGGGGCGTGTCAGCTGGTGCCAAAGCCCTGACCTCTCAAGCGTGAGTGGGCGTGTTGGGCATGGCGACCAAGAGAACCGAGCGCTTGGTTCTCCTTTGTAGGATGACACTTATCCTACTTACAGCAATCCGACTATTAGCGGCGTAGTCAAAACTCGTGGGGTAGTCAACGCGTAGTCGCATTGAAAGCGTTTGTTTTTAAGCACTTAGGTATCCTTTTGACTTTTGACTATGACTTTCTAAGAAAAATAATGTATGCAAGGATATAAAGGGTATACCTATCCACTATATACGTTACGTAAAAAAGGTTTTCGAAGCACGCAGTCAAAGCCGAAAAAGCCTCATTCGCTTTTAATATCATGCGCTTAAGCGTCGACTGCGCACAGTCGCTGGCGCAGTCGCTAGGAGCTTAATCAGTGGGCCTCACCTCTTTGAACAGTCTCTACCGCCTCACTCCTGTGCGCTCTAATCTGTGCTCAGGTTGTCAGCCTAGCGTTTAGCACCGCTATGACGCGGTCAGAGCGGAAGCTCAGCCTCCGCGACTAGGTTCATAGGGCAGAGCCCTATAAAGGCATAGGACCCCGGGCTATTTCCACCGACCGTCGCGATGGTTTACAGCATGTGCAGAAGCACTTCCAACAGTAGTCTTGGTCGACGATCACTAGTTTACTTCTCTACTCTATCACGATATTCTATTTACAGTAAGTTCACAGGACGCAGTCCTATAAAGGAAAAACATCATGCCTACCACAATAACCGAACGGGCTCCGATCCATGTTAAGGAGTTCCATGCCCACCTAAACGTCATGCAGGCTATCTGGGGTGCTATCCTCAAAGACCACGAGTTCTATGAACCCGACGAGGCAGAGACGATGGTCTTCGCCCTCGGCAAGGTTGGATACACGCCGGCGTTTAACTTCATGACCCACGAATACCACTGCCTGGTGGAACTCGCCAAGACGGCCAGGTCGACCAAGGAACCCGAGCCGACGGTTTCTCACCATTACCTGGCCAGCCTCTACGGCGGATCGGGTGGCATCTATGTCTCCCTAGACAAGTCCGCTGCCCGACGGGAAGCCGAACTGGACGCAGGCCGTGGAAACATCATGTCCTTCCGTCCCGCCACAGAGGATGAAGTGGCCTGGCACAAGTCCATGGGCGGTCGCATCCAGATGGTTGATCCCGTTCCGACGGCACCCGCGACGGAGGGACAGTGATGTCCCTCATCAACCACCTTCCTGCACTGGACTACGTCCTTCTCCATCACCAAGACATCATCTCAATGGATGATGCCAAGGCCTACATTGACATGCTGACCCGCAACGGGCTTATGTATCACTTCGACGACGGGCCGGAGAACGTTATTTGGGACCTGTCGAGAAACGATCACCCGACTGAGGCCGACATCAATATGATGAGGCACCGTCAAGACCAGGTCTATGCCATAGACGGCTGGACACGGAACGACTGTCCAATCGGCTACGCCTTGGAGTGCCTCCGCAAGCACGGCATGTTGGAGGAGGCTAAATGACCACCTTCTATATCATCAAAGACCTGGATACTGGCGACTACATGCCAAATCCTCTGGGTCGTGGTGGTCGAGGTGGCACCCATCAAGAGCTAGTCCCGGCTGGCTCAGGTGTGCCGCCCCGTTTATACACCTCAAGTCAATCCACGTTCGCCTCCCTTCGTTGGTGGTTGCAGGGACGCACAAGCGTTACTCAAACCTGCTACTCTGATCCTTTCGAAGGCGGCGAGTGTGACGAGAGCTGGCACACTGAAAATGTCCCTGAGCGCCGGCTGAAGAACATGGACGTCGTGAGCATGGAGATAGAAGTATGACCCTCAAGCAAGGAATGGGCGCACGCAACGTGGCTTTCAAATGCCTGCAGATGGCGGCACTGTCTGAACAGGACGGTGACCGCGAGAAGGCTGACCACTGGCGCAAGGAGGCGTCTGGATGCTTTCGCATCTCTGCCGAGCAACTCTACATTGGCGGAACCAAGACGGGTCGCTTCCGTGTGATAACCGGCGGCAAGTGAAAAGAAGGCCCCGGGGTTGTTCCCACTTTCGTGGTTACTTCCGCCGGGGCCAAACCAGGGAGATAGCTCTCAGGGTTTGCGGACACATGGAGGTCCCTGGTATTCGTAGCGTCGCCTCACGCAAGTGGATCGGCGTCTCGCTTTATCAAGTCTTCAATCGCTTCGTCAGTCCGGTCTGTGCAGCTTCGGTGCCGATCAGGTAGACGCACAACAGCGGCAGATGTGTCGTTTGCATCGACCACATCGTCCCAATCTGATCCAAGGACAGCTTCCTCAGCCTGCTGCTGGAACTCTATGCTCATCTCGCGATTGTAGATGGTGGCTTTCATCTTTGGTGGCCGTGCATCCTCTCGCTCTTTGAGAGCACGGAGCGCTGCCGGGTGGTTCTTGTATTCTTTGCCCGGTCCGCCAAGAGCCCAGAGGATCACACGTCCTATGTTGGTGTGCGACTGCTTCTTGGTGTTGAGGGCAGGAACTGAGTTGTTGAGGAACTTGCGGGCATGTGCCCGGCTACCTCTCATCTGCATCTTTTCGGGCAGGGCGTCAACAAGGTCCTGCTCTGTGACATATTGACCATGGAACGGAGGCAAGCCACTTTGAAAGAGGTGCATCCATCTGGCATCGTAGTCTGTCCGGGACGCTTCTCGCATCTCGTCCTTCGATGCACTGGTCGGTGCACGGCCTTTCCCGTTGAACTTGCCAATGTCTCGCTTCAGCAGCCAGTCCCAAATGATCGCATCGCCATTGTCCTTTTCTGCCCATGTGAACAGGCGGTCGTAGTAGGCAGCGCCTCTCGGGAAGGCTTCAGAGATGATAATCATATACCTGCGATCGTCGTCTTCCACAGGCAGAGCGTCGTCGTGATTAGTGAAGGCCACGATCACACAGTTATTGGTGATCTTTTGTGCAGGCTGGTATTTCTCATTGATCTCAATCAACGGGTCTGTAATCATTGGCTTGAGGTGGTTCATCAGGTCAACACGACCCTTGACCATCAGTTCCTCGATAACGACTAGTTTGACATTCCGTGCCCAACCGTTGAACTGCGATTGGATAGACGCGTTCATGGGCCGCCCGGTATTGTGCGGGCCAAAGATGCGCTCAAGCACCTGTCCAATGAACGATTTACCCGTGCCTTGCTTGCCCTTGATAACCATGGCAAAGTTGGGCTTCTTCTCTGGGTTCTGAACGCACCATGCCATGTAGTCCAGCACGAGGTTCTTCTCACGCTGGTCTTCAAACATGTAGTCCATGTGCTCAAGGAAGATCGTCGGATCACCTTCGGCGGGCTTCAGGTCGCTCGGTCTCCAGGTGTTATATACCGGGCCACAGAACTCGTCCTGCTCAGGCAGGAAGTCCATCTTGTCGAACTTCCGCATAGAGCGCTTGGCTCCAAAGATTTCTGTCGAGATGCTTCCCTTGCCTTCCAGCATATAGTTGAACATGCTGTCAAAAGACTTGGTGTCAAACATCATGCCATCGCGGCGGCGGTAGAACATCTTGGCCTGGGCAATCCATACCCATTCGTCCATGATGCCAGAGTATCTCTCCTCTTGCTCGCCGTTAAGCGGAGCAGGGCCATACTCGCCTTCGTCGTCAGGCATATCTGGGTCCCCAAAGTCATGCTCCGGGGTATCTCCACCAGGAGGCACGACGCTGGCATAGTTGAATGCGTTCTCGACTACCTTGCCAAGTTCCTCCGCCGACCAAGGCGGCTGGCATCGGTCATTCCAATGCTCGAGCATGAGTTCGGTGGCCTTCTCTGGCGAGAGGCCTTTCTCACGAAGCACACATGCGAGATAGAAGGTTGTCGAGTTGCCCTTCGAACCTTCAATGGCTGGTTTGGCGTCGTGCTTGAGATGCTCGGTTGCCCATTCGATGTATTGCGGCTGATCCTGGTCGACGACCGCTTCCTGGGTGTGCTCACGATTGGCACGGCGCCCAGCAAGGTGTTGTATCCAGTCAGGAAGTTCTGCAACGGGTATCTGGCTGCTCTCGCGCCATTCATACTCGCCTACATCAGTGACAGAGCCTGGCGCCAGAACGTATCCGCCAGCGCCGCCAGAGCCACGAGTATCAACGCCCGGGCCCACTTGTTCAACAGTAGTTCGGGCATCACCGCTAAAATACAGGTGATGGCCCCCAGAAGGAGTGACTGCAGCAAGGGTATTAGGTAGCTCGCCATAGTCAAGCTCCAGATCATCAAGGGTTTTCTGCCCATTCTTGCCATGCTTCATGTCCACGTCAACGACGCAAAGGCCGGAGGGACCTGTAGCAATGCCAATGTTGTCTTCAGGCCAGGCTTTCCACCAGCCATTGATAGTCTTCGTGTCAGTGGTGGCATCAGTGCCCCACTTAACCCTCGGTTTGTTCGTGGTTCCCTTTTTAATGGGGAATACATACCAGCCTTTGCTGGCGTAAGACAAAGCGAGGGAGAGTTTGGGCGAACCCATTTCAGCTCTCCTCCATGATCCGCTCAACCAGGATATACTGTTTGAGCTTCGCGGGAAACCATTTTAACGCAAGGCTTTACGAACACCGGTTTACCACATCATAATTTCGCGCGCACGCGTAAGACTTTCTATACTAGCGCCCCGGGGCTATTTTGTGGGTTTCTTCTACAGTCCGACTTGTCTACAGTGAGATAGTTGAACATCACAAGGCATGAACAGAGGAGCCTAACCATGACGAAGACCATTGACGAGCAGCTTGAGCGGCTCGCCTCGGCCCAGGAGCGTTCGGCGACGGCGCTTGAGGGCATCCTCGAGGCGGTCACCAACTTCAAGTTCGAACAAGTCGGGAGCATTGCAGTGGCCGGCGTCAGCATCCCGGAGGAAGATGATGCCGGAACCAACGACGAAGCTGCCACCGAAGAAACCGCCGTCGAAGAAACGGAAGTCGAGGAAACCCAGGAAGAAGACGCCGCCGGCGAACCTGAGCCCGAGCCCGAAGACGCTGGAGATGCGAAAGAACCGGCGGAAGATGAAGCAAGCAGCGAAGATGGCGACGAGGGCGACCCCCTCGGCAATGGTGATGCTTCTGAGCCCTACGCGCTCCCCGAAAAGCTGACGAACGACACTCTCCGCGGGTTTGCACGTGACCTGATGGAGAAGGAAGGCAAGGCTGCGGTTTTCGAGGTGCTCGCCGACGTCGGGACGGGCTACAAGGCCGTGGGCGAGGTCTCGAAGGACGATCTGAAGGAAGCCCACGAGAAGATGGCGGAACGCCTGAAGGGCTAAGAGGCCCACGTGCTGTCCTAGCCGAGCTTAAGGTTAGGGCGCACATCTCTTTCGACCGGGTTTGGAAAGAACGGCTCATGACACGCAATGAGGCCTATCATTGGCTCTCGCATGTCATGGGCATTCCGGAAGAACAGGCTCATATGTCCCGCATGAAGTCAATAGATCGTTTGGAACGGGTGATTGCCATATGTGACGGGTTAATGGGCCGAACTGAGGTGGATGATGACTTCGCGTCCCCGCCACCACAAATTCCAACCGGCCGGGATTAGCGTCCCGGCCCATTTCAAGTTCATAGAACACAGTTCTATAAAGGAGACACCATGTCAAGGGCTCAAGTAGATTTGGCAACCATCAACCAGGATGAAGCAGCGTCACTGGTCGCACATCATCTCGCCATGGCCGGGGCTATGTTCCAAGCGCTGCCCGAAGGCAATGAGGCCGAGGCAATGCGCCATGCCCTCGATGCGCAGTTCCAGGGCTTCAACTTGGAACGGAAGGCGGCATCCTTCTTTGTGGCTTCCCTGGTCGAGAGCTACGAGAAGCTGAAGGAAGAAGACTGATGGCCGACCAGAGCTTTCCATATGCTGTCTCGTATGGGCTGAGCCTCGTATTCCGTGTCATGCACGTGAATGTGGGGACTTACCATATTGAGCAGAAGGTTGCCCATGCAACAGAGACGGAGCCCGAAAAATGGCAGTGTCTCGCCATCAGCAATCATTTCGATGCCACTGAAGCTTTGGAGGTTATGCACGAAGCGCAAATGGCGTATGCTGTTGAGATACGCACTCGACAGAACGCAATTAAGAGAGGAATGAGCAATGGATTTGATGCTTGACCTGGAAACGCTCGACACAAAACCGGGGGCCACCGTGCTCTCGATTGGTGCCGTGCTGTTCGACCGGGACACCGCATGGAGCTGTGGCAATGGCATGTTTTACATGGAAGTGAACATCGCTAGCCAGCTTCCGTTTCACACCACTGTGTCGGCTGACACAATGGACTTCTGGGCACGTGAAGACCCGGAGTGGATCGAGGAGGTGATGAGCGACAAGTATCAAGAGGCCAACACCAAGCCGATCGGCGAAGTGCTGGAAGCTCTCGACAAGTGGATGCAATACCACTACGAAAGCGAAGGTTTTGAACTGAACACCGTCTGGTGCCAAGGGCAAGACTTCGACTTCCCGATCCTGGCCGAGCTTTACCGGCGTGTGCGTGAAGGCAAGACCAACAACACGCCGCCGTGGCCATTCTGGTCTCAGCGTGACACCCGCACCGCTTACGATGTTGCTGGATACGATCCGAGCACGATGAAGCGGACGGGCAAGCATCACAATGCCCTTGCTGACTGCCATCACCAAATCAAGTGCCTGTGGATGGCCCTCAACAATTTCCGCCCTTACAGCAAAGTGTCGCCGGCTGAGCTGGAGCGCCTTGCTATGCTCGCTGAGGAAGCAGGCGAGATTGCTCAGGCTGTGGGCAAAATCCTCCGTCATGGCTACGAGAGCTTCCATCCTGACAACCCCAGCGTCACCAACCGCGGCCTGCTGGAGAACGAGATTGCGGACCTCCATGCGGTGCAGTTGATGATGGAGGAGAAAGGGGATATTGAAGACCTCAGTCCTCAAGCCTCGGATGCGGTTGGCGACGCCATGGAAAAGAAGATGCGGTTCACGCATCACCAGCGGACAATTCCTGATGCAGAGGCTTGAAGACCTATACGTCTGCGAAGCGTGTCGCGGGCATGACAGCGAAGTTGGAGCCCTTTGCGAGGGCTGCAACTGCTGCCAGGAATGTTGCAATTGCACGGAGACGGACTGTGACTGTTCGGCCTGCATAGAACGGAGAGAAGCCAATGAGTAGTTTCAAGCCCCTATTGGCCTACACTGTCAAAGATGCGGAAGCGTTGACGTTTCCGCAACTGGCTTCGCCGAAGCTGGATGGCATTCGCTGTGTGATCCACAACGACCAACCAGTCTCTCGGACACTCAAGCCAATACCGAACCGGTTCATTCAGGGCGAGCTTTCGTTCTATCCACCGTTTGACGGCGAACTGCTGGTCGGCGATCCCACCGACCCGTCAGCGTTCAACAAATCCACCAGTGGCATTATGTCGCATGGTGGCGATCCTGCTTTCACCTACTGGGTGTTTGACTGGGTTGATCCCAGTGAAGTGCACTTCCCATTTGAGGAACGGCTGAAGATCGTCAAAGACAATCTCGCCAACAAAGAGCGCTGGCCATGGGCCCGGGTAGTTCCGCACACTCGCGTAGATAGCGCAGCCGAGCTTATGGAGCTTGAAGCGCATTACGTTGCGATGGGGTACGAAGGTATCATGACCCGCTCAATGTCGGGTTCCTATAAGTTCGGCCGATCGACGGCAAACCAGCAACTTCTCGGCAAGGTGAAGCGGTTCGAAGATACCGAGGGCGCTATTGTTGGCTTTGAGGAGTTGATGCATAATGAAAACGAGGCGGAAACCAACCTGCTTGGTTATATGGAGCGGTCCACTGCATTGGCCGGTCAAGTTCCTGGCAATACGCTTGGGGCGTTAATAGTGTCTCATCCCGACTGGCAAGATACATTCGGGATTGGCACAGGTTTTACGGCTGATGAAAGGCTTACACTATGGCAAAACCGCGATACATTGATCGGACAGAGCGTCAAATTCAAACACCAACCGAGCGGAGCAAAGGACAAGCCGCGCTTCCCGGTATACCTCGGTCTAAGACATGATTGAGCTGCCAATAGAGCTTCTCAACGAGAGGTTAATATACGATCCGATAACGGGGCACTTTACTTGGAAGTGCTCCAAGTTAACTCGTAGGCGTTTTTGGGGTAAGCGAGCTGGGGGCCTTCAAAATGGTTATAGAGTGATTAAGCTGAAGGGTAAAAACGTTTTAGCACATCGTATTGCCTTTGCTATGCAAACAGGAGTTTTTCCGGCCGGGCCTCTAGATCATATAGACGGCAACCCAGATAATAACGCTTGGGAAAACCTTCGGGAAGTAACTCTTTCTGAAAACCAGCATAATCGCAAAAATTCTAAAAATATATGCTGGAGCAAATCAGCTCAAAAATGGGTTGTTTACTTCAAAGTAAACGGACATAATAAGCATATTGGAAGCTACTCTTCAAAGTCAGAAGCACTTGAAGCTAGAAACAAAGCGAAGGCTAAGCTTCACCCTTCAGCGAAGAGAAAGGACTAAGCATGGAAGGCCTGTTCGAAATCAAGCCAGTTCCGCTTTCGGATACCATCTATTCCGAAGCCGCGGAGAACATGGCTGAAGCGCGGAAAACCGGCGACTGGAAATGGTATGGAGACCTCTGCATTGAGGCACATGCTCTCCTGGTTGAAGCCGGTGTGCTGAAAGCGGGACAAGGTATCAGCGTCACCCGTTTCCCTACGCTGCTCCAGCACTGCCACCTCGACGCTCAAATCCCTGAAGGAGACCCCGAATAATGCAAATTCTTCCCAGTCATCCCATGACGCAGTATATCCATGCTGTGGAACTCAACGGTGAACCTGTCAACGCCACCTTCATCGACATGGAGACCGGGCGTATTCAATACTGGCACGCCGGCGAGCAGATCGAAGGCTTTGGCAAGGTTCGCATCTTGCTGGAAAGCAAGGACAAGAAGGTGTCGCTGGACCCGGCTATGTCGCTTGAGCTGGACAAGCTGCTCGAACAAGCCAAGCAAGGTATGGCAGATATGGACACAGAGTCCCGGCTATATGTTTACGAAAATTTGAAAAGTCTGCTTGCTGCAGCTTTGGAGGACTGATGGCTTATCACGCAAAACTCTCCGCCTCAGGGTCAAAGCAATGGATGAACTGCCCCGGCTCTGTTATGGCAGAAGCACGCAATCCGAACCCACGTGGGTCTTCGATCTTTGCCATGGAAGGCACAGCCGCGCACCTGCTCTGTGAACTCTATGCCGGCGAGGGCATCGCTCCCGAAGAGTTCTTGGGCGAGACTATCTATATCTGGAACGACGACGCCTATCTGGCTGGCGACCTCACCAAAGCTCAGGCTCAATATGACGATGGCGAATTGCCCGGCATTGAAGCCGAGTTCGAGGTAGACCAGGATATGGTAGATGCGGTGGAGTATTTCGTCGCCGCTGTTGAAACGGCCCGCGCTCGTCTTGACCCGCGAGGCCGTGAAGAGCACTCTGAAAAGTGGCTGGACCTCACCTGGCTTCACCCGTTGCTCGGCGGCACTGGTGACTATATCGGTGTGGAAGCTTTCGGGTGGGCTGAACTGGTCGACTATAAGCATGGGCGGGGCGTTCTTGTCGAGGTTCGTGACAACACCCAGCTAAAGCTCTACGGCGTTGGCGTTCTGCATATGTTCCCTGATTGCGAGGGCGTTCGCATGACGATCGTGCAGCCCCGCAAAGAGCATGAAGACGGACCCATTCGCTCCATCGAGTATACCCGTGAAGAACTGATGGACTTTGCTGAAGAGGTCCGCGTCGCTGCTGAAGCCACTCAGCAGAAGAACGCGACCCTGTGTGCCGGCGATTGGTGCACCTTCTGTGATGCAAAGGCATACGTCGACGAGAATGGCGAGTTCTACGAATGCCAGGCGCTCATCGATGCCATGCAGGAAGAAGCTCAGATGGACTTCAGCGATGAACCGCCTGAAGTGGGCATCCCCATTCCGACCAACAACGGCCGTCTTGCCCACGCTGCCAAATGGCTTGGGGTCTTTGACAACTATGTGAAGGCCGTTGACGGAGCAATCCAGCGGGAGCTTCTGGCCGGCAGACCCGTCGAAGGCTACAAACTTGTTCGCAAGCGCGCCAACAGAACGTTCGGGGTGTATGTCGAAGAGCTGGATGAACTGACGGACACCGAGGACAACTACTGGGCCAACATGTCTGAAGGTGACGTGCTGGCCATCATGGAAAGCGAGCTTGGCTTGGGAAGCGAGAAGTGCTATCAGCCTGGAAAGCTGAAGTCCCCCGCACAGTTCGAAAAGCTTGGCAAAGAGGTCAAGAAGCTCGTGGGTGAAATGGCCTACAAACCTGAGGGCGGCCTGACAGTCGCTCGTGAAGATGACCCGAGACCGGCCGTCGAAGTCGCTCAGGCCGGAGCGTCGGACTTCCCTGACGACCTTTCGGACGAAGACTAAGCCATGTCGACAAGCCGTGTTGTCATGTTTACTGAAGAGCGGAAGCCCATGTATCTAGAGGGCTTCCGCAATTCAACTACGCATTGTCGTGGGAGGCTAATGCCTTGGGGCTATAACGTAGTGCTGGTTAAAACCCCGTGCTCAGATTATTGGCACTTGTTCAAAGAAGACAGCTTGGCGGCTTGTAATGCCAGCACCAAAAATCTGCTGACCTCAATCCAGTGCAAGCACGTTCGAACCGTTCCAATACCAGACACCGTTATGGGAGACCATTTGTTTCTCATTCGGTGGGCTGAAAGCCACAAGGAGAACTAAATGGCACAAACAACAGGAATTGACTTCCGGCAGCTTGCTCGGGACCATGACGCCAGGCCTTTCAGCGGCTCAGACAAGCCGACAATCGTCCTGCTGCCTGCTCCTGAGATGGGTGGCTTTGATGTTTGCAACTGCTATCCAAGCCTTGAGAAAACTTCCACACTGGCTCGTCGTCTGCGGCGGTTGCCTCTGCTGGAAGCTTTCTATCTCAATCATGCCCAGCCCGGGCACGATGTGATGCAGGAGCTGGATCGCAACGAGTTCTTGGGTTATCCCTTGGCGGAAGTCGTGGACATTCTGCGCCAGCATCGGATTGCCAATGCCAAGTTCTGACAGCGATCCAGCCGAGCTGCTTTCACTGGCCAAGATAGTGCAGGCAAAAGTCAGTGAAACGTGTCCCGATCAGGACCCTCTGAAGATGAGAGCCGTTGCTCTGCTGGTCGGCGAAGCCTATCTTCAAGCAGCGGCACTCGACAAAACAGTGGCTGACCTTTACCGGCGCCCGCCAAGCAAATAAACATTTCCCTGCCGAGTTCGTTCGGGGTAATGTAATCGAGCGGCGCATCCTGCGCCGTTACATAACAGCCATCCCATCAGGTTTTGGGATATTCAGAAGTCAAGGAGACAAAGATGGCTGAACGATTGAAGTGCGTCACACCGCCTTTCCGTGTGAGTTTCCCCGCAGTTTTCGAAGCTTCGTCCTATCAGGGCGGTGATCCGAAGTATTCTGTGGTGATGCTCTTCTACCCCGAGAAGTTCACCGACGCCGACAAGAAGGCCTGGAAGACCATGCAGGCCATCGCCGACGCGGCATCGAAGGACAAGTTCAAGAAGCTCATCAAGGACCTGCCCGGCAATTTCAAGAAGCCCTTGCGCGATGGCGCGGAAAAGGCGCATATCGATGGCTACGGCGAAGGCATGATGTTCGGGACGGCATCGTCCAAGCAGCGTCCCGGTCTCGTCGACCGGAACAAGCAGCCTATCCTCACCGAGGAAGAGTTCTACCCCGGCTGCTGGGCGCGTGCAACCATCACCGCTTACCCTTACGACAACGTCGGCAAGGGCGTCGCATTCGGCCTGCACAATCTGCAGAAGCTGGGTGACGATGAGAACTTCACCGGTCGCGTTGCGGCTGAGGAAGATTTCGGCGATGATGCGGATGATGTATGGCAGGGCACTGACATCGCACCTGAGGACGATCCGACGGCATAACCTGAGGAGCCCCTCCAAACCCGCCTTGGGTGTATGCAGAACTAAAATCCTGCAAAAGAAGGCCCGCAGCACAAGTTGCGGGTCTTTGACTTTATAGGTTTTCATTTAGCACGCTGAGTGATATTCTATTTATACGTTCTTTGATGATCTGCCGGGCTCAGCCTCCATACGCGCCCGGGTCAAGTAAGCAGGCTACTTTTGCAGAACCACGGTTCTAAAAAGTTGAAAGTCTGTGGGAAGGGCCGCCATGAGGTTCATGGCGTCTGGCTCCGTCGGCGGATCATCAAAGAGCGCGCTGGGTTTTCTCCCCCGTTGGACTATAGCGCTCTGGGGTCAGGTGTTTGACGTGGTGCACCTGGCCCCGCTTTTTCTGTGGAGGGCACATGGCAATAGACGTCACACTGGACTTTGAAACGCGGTCCGCCTGCGACCTGCTTAAAGCTGGTGCTTACGCCTACTCCACGCATCCTTCGACTGAAGTCATGTGTGCCTGCTGGCACTTCCGTGGCGATCCTATTGAGAAAGTCTATGCGTGGCAAGCGGGCTTTCCTCATCTCGGTATCGACCAGTCAGAATATCCTCAAGAGCTGGCTGATCGTGTTGAAGCAGGCGAAATCATTGAAGCCCACAACGCCTTCTTTGAATGGTGCATTTGGAACAACGTCTGGCGCAAAGTGTATCCCCAGCTTCCTAAGCTAAAGCTCGGTCAGATCAGATGCTCTGCAGCCAAAGCGGCAGCATTCGCCTTGCCTCGTGCACTCGACAAAGCCATCTCTGCCTTAGGTCTGCCTCAAAAGAAGGACATGGAAGGCTCGGCTATCATGAAGAAGCTGGCTAAGCCTCGCAAGCCTACGGCTGCTGAGAAGAAGGAGCTTAAAGCCGAGGGCAAGAACCCAGACAACATGATCTTCTGGCATGAGAACCGTGCCGACATTCTCCGCAACACGGTTTACTGCCAGCAAGACGTTCGAGCAGAGCACGGGTTGTCCTCAGTCCTGCGTGACTTGACGCCTCGTGAATTTGAGTTCTGGCAGATGGACCTTCGCATGAACCTGAGAGGGATCACATGCGATATAGAGATGGTGCACATTGCCATTGAATTGGCTGAAGTCGAGGCTAACAGACTGAACACCGAACTGCAGGACCTGACTGATGGCTATGTGCCCAAAGTCACGGGGCGCATCAAGTTCAAGCAGTGGATGGAAGACAACGGGTCTCCAATTCCAAATACCCAGGGCGCAGTGCTGGACATTCTACTCGGCCACGACCCTGAAGACGAAGAAGCGGCAAAAGAACTGAAGGCTGAGTTGCAGGGTATTGTCCTGAATGACAAGACCCGCCGAGCCGCTGAGATATTCAGGGACGGCAACCGATCGTCTCTTGCCAAATACAAGCAGATGCTTATCCAGCTCTCTGAAGGCAATCGCCTCAGAGACATGATGCTCTATTGCGGAGCGTCACGCACAGGTCGCTGGTCAGGCAAAGGCACTCAGCCTCACAACTTCATCCGTGGGTATTCAGAGATTATGGAGGAAGTCTGCAATGACATTCTCTGCGCTGATCCTGAGATGCTGGTCATGCTCTATGGCGGATCAGTGTTGGAAATCTTGTCCAAAGCCACACGTGGCGCTCTGATCGCTTCGGAAGGCAAGAAGCTGATGGTGGCAGACTTTGCCGCTATCGAGGCTCGTGTGCTCTTATGGCTGGCCAATGCGATTGAAGCCCTGCAAGTGTTCTATCGCGGAGAAGACATCTATTTGGACATGGCTACTTCTATCTTCGCATACCCCTGCACCAATAAAGATGACTTTCCATTTGAGCGCAAAGTTGGCAAGGCTGCTATTCTTGGCCTAGGCTATCAGATGGGCTGGGAGAAGTTTGAAGACGAGTGCCGCAACAAGAACGGGATCACAGACCAGGAGCCCAAGTTCTTCAAAGAGGTTGTCCGCGTCTATCGCAAAGAACGGTTCCCCGAAGTCTCGTCCTTCTGGTATGATCTTGAAGAGGCAGCAATCCTAGCCGTCAAGAAGTATGACCCAAAGAAAGGCGCAAAGGGCCCCCGGGTAGAGTGCCGCAAGCTCACCTGGTTTATGTGGGGCCAGTTCCTGCATATGGAATTGCCTTCTGGTCGTCTGCTGTCCTATTTCCGTCCGCTGATTAAAGTGCGGACGTCTATGCTGTTTCCGGCGATCAACGAGCGTGGCCATGAATGTTCGGTAACTGTCAACGGACCTGCAGGCATGACTGAAAGCCAAAGCCGCAAGAAAGCGCTGCGCTTGGCTAAGATTGCCAATAAGAAGTTGGTTCCTAACGGTAAGCCAAATGTCTTCACCAGCGAGGCGCTTACCTTCATGCACGAGAACTCCACGACACGTCAGTGGGAACGCAAAGAGACCTACGGCGGAGAGCTTGTTGAAAACGCCACGCAGGCAACTGCTCGGGACTTGATGGCAGAAGCAATGCTCCGCGTCGACCAGCATCCTGATTATGACCTTCTCCTATCAGTGCACGATGAAGAGATTGCTGAAATTGACGACAACAAAATCCATCCCGGCTCTGTTAAAGAGTTTGAGAAGCTGATGGAAGAACTGCCAGTTTGGGCTGAAGGTTGTCCTGTCGACGCTGAAGGCTGGATGGGCTTTAGGTATCGGAAGTAGGGTATGTCAAGTATACGTGAAACGCCACCTAGCTTAGAACGACTACAAGCCAAGCTAGACTATAATGCCAAAACAGGCTGGCTTATTTGGGCGCGCAAAGCTGGGCCTGCTCAAAAAGGCCGGCGCGCCGGCGCGGTGACTATGGCGGGCTATAGAGTAGTTACTTTTGAAGGGACGGCTTATTATGAGCACCACTTAGCTTGGTATTTAGAAACTGGAACCTGGCCTTTGGAAACTATAGACCACAAAGACCGGGATAAATCTAATAACAAGTTTGAAAATCTGCGTGAGGCAACACGAGGCCAAAATAACCATAATTCCAAAGTAGGTCAAGTTTATAGGCGTTCAAATAAATGGTCCGCTCAGCTAACGCATAAAGGCAAATTGGTCTACTTAGGGGTGTTCTCATGTTTTGGCCAGGCTCTAAAAGCCCGCAATGCCAAAAAGCGGGAACTGCAACCCTATGCTGAGGCCTATAGAAAATGACGGTAACCTACCTCAAATCTGGCGTGGCTAATTGGCCACTTGTTGACCCGAGCAAACCGCGTTGGGAGCATCAGGCTGAAGAGCTTGAAAGCCACGGAACCAAGAAAGCACGAGGCCTACTGTGGGGAATGCGGACCGGTAAGAGCCGCGTTATCATTGACAGTGCTAGTGCGCTGCGCTCAGGCAACCAAATCAAAGGTGGTCTGATCGTGGCGCCAAATGGCGTGCACATGAACTGGGTCTTAAAGCAGATACCCTTTCACACCTGGCCGGGCATGACTTGGGACGCTGAGTATTGGTCCTCTAACTTTGCGCGGGAAAATCCTCGTCTCTGGTCGGAGCGGTTCAATTCACTGCTTAACTCCAGCGCTGACATGCGCTGGTTCACAGTCAACTCTGAGAGCATCATCATGCCTCAGGTGAAGAAAGCCATCAATGCTTTTCTTGACAGCCTTCAGGGCGACGTCATAACGGTTGCGGACGAAAGCGTTGACTTCCGCACACCAGGCTCCAAGCGCACCAAAGTTGCAAGGGCCTATTTCAAAAAGCTTCCATTCAGACGCATACTGGACGGCACGGCTCTCATGAACAGCCCCTTGCACGCGTTCAGCCAGTTCGAGCTACTAGAGCCCGGAGCACTTGGCTTCAGAACGTTTGGCGAGTTCAAGGAATACCACTCTGTCTGGAAACAGCAGAGGACGAAAAGTGGCCGATATTATCCTGCTCTTGACCATTATCGGAACTTGGAAACTCTGCGCGAGAACATTGGCGATTATGCGTCCGTGGTTCTACGCGAGGACTGCGATGATATGCCAGACCTGTTGCCGATTGAGGTGGTGGTGGAGATGTCCCAACCTCAGAAAGACGCATACCTTGAACTCCTCGAGAAATACCTCCTTGAATTTGAGAACGGAGCCGAGATTGACGCCCTTGAAGGCGGCAAGCGAGCCATCAAGTTCCACCAAATCGTTTCCGGTTTCGCTATCGATGACTTTGGGGAAGTTCAGTCTATCGATAACGATCCACCTCTGCTACAGGAACTAAGGAGACAAGTCAGTGACACCCCCAAATACATTGTCTGGTGCCGGTTCCGCGAGGATATACGAAGAGTTAGCCTCGCTCTCCGACAACTTGGGCATACCATTGTTGAATACCACGGAGGAGTTAGCCAGGGTGACCGGGCTATCAATGTCGACCGTTTCAACAATGATCCTGCCACTGTTGGATTTGTCGGCCAACCGCAAGCTGGCGGCCGAGGACTTGAGCTTCCCTGTGACACTATCATCTGGTATTCCAGCACTTATGACGCGATTATCAGAAACCAAGCAAACGAGCGAGGAACCGTCATGGGCGGTCGCTCTGTTTCCATCGTCACGCTCGCTACGCCGGGAACTGTTCACGACGACATCATCGCTTCAGCCGAGGGTAAAGTTCGAACCGGTGACTGGGTTTCAGGCACGGGATTGCGCGACAAACTGAGAGAATGGAAGCGCGCATTGAGCGCTGGTTGAATACGCTCTTTTGCTGGCTTACATCTCTTCAACCACAGCATATCTTCAATCTTGTTCGCTGAGAATGACAACCAGGCCAAATGAGGAGCCAAACCATGAAATCGATCATTGCACTGACCGCGGGCATTCTGCCCCTGATTGCATACGCTGCCCCCGACGCCAAGTCCGGCGCCGCTGCCGGCGGGAAACCGACCAAAGCTGCTGACGCCAAGCCGGCCGCCGAAGCCAAGGACAAGGAGCCGAAAGCGCCCAAGCGTGGCGTCGGCACCGTGGCCATGGAAGCCATTCTGAATGGCGCGTCGAACGAGGAAGCCCTGGCCGCCGTCCGCAAGGAGTTCCCGGACGCCAATACCACGAAGGCCTCGATCAACTGGTATCGCAACAAGCTGCGCAAGGACGGAACCGTGTCGACCGGCGGCGCCTGGAAGGGCAAGCCTGTGCCGAACGCCCGCGAGATGGCCAAGGCTGCCAAGGCCGCGCAGGAAGGCAAGGACGCCGACAAGGCGAAGGCCGGCGACAACAAGCCGACCGCTGGCGACGACCCGACCGCCTGATCCCAGGCGCACTCACGGGACTAAGGCCCGGGCAGGAAACTGCCTGGGTCTTTTCATTTATAGGTTTCATCTCTAGCTGCTATGTGATATTCTAAGTATAGAGTAAGGAGAAAACCATGACCACAGTCGCAGCACCCTTGGAGATGAACGGGGTCTTCTATCAGAACGTCTATTACCAGCCGATGACAAAAGGCATGGGCGCTGACAGCAAGGGCCTCTATGAAATCAAAGACCCGCCAAACACTGGTTGGTCCCGTGCCCTGGTGGTATGGCCCGAAGACGATGCGGAAGCCGCGGCCACCAGCAAGCGCAAGAAGAAAGCCGCCAAGCGGGTCACAGTCTTCTGCCCGTATACCATGAGCGCCTACCAAGTCAGGTTCACTGCCCGCGAAGTTGCTCAGCAAAAGGCATACCCTCTCACGCCCGAGTTGATTGACAAGCTGGAAGCGATCATCGACCGTAACTGGAAGATGTATGCTGGCTTTGGGTTTCAAAAAGCCTATGACGTTGCAGCGCTGGTGCTGACGCGCCTGGGCCGGTCGGTGCCCAAGCATATGTCACCCAAGTTGGAAAATCTCGAATACGACGAGGCCAACGTTCCCAACCGTCACGGCAAGCCCGTAGCAGATGCCCTGCTGCGACCAGTAAACTCCTCGAGCAAGCGTGGGCAAGTTTGTGCCTTCTTCCTCGAAGACGGATCAGGCTCTATTCGCGAAGCGATGGCCAAGTTCGATATGACCCGCTCAGGTGTCCTGACCCATTTGCATGGCCTTCACAAAGACCATGGCCTCGGCTACGTGCTCCAAGGCGACATGGCCACTATGATGCTCCCTGCAGGTTGCACAGACCCGATGCTTGACGGAGCGCAGGCCAAAGAACACGAGAAGACCATAGCCGTCACGGCGGCTCAGAAGGCAGGCAAACCATGCAAGCCGACCGTCACCGCTCTGCCAAAGAAAGGCAAGCGCCGGGAAGTCGCCTTGTTACTGGTCGAAGAAGGCTCAATCGAGGAAGTTGCCGAAAGGGTTGGCTGCTCAGTCAACTCCGTGCGATCGCATCTTCATGACCTGCATACAAAACACGGGTTCGGTTATGAGTTGTCCTCGGACAAATCTCGTGGTAAGCTTATCACACCGGAGGGGTGGACTGCTGACTACGATCCCGACGAACTTGACCCGTTAGCCTGAGGAGCACACATGGAACTCAAAACACCTGCAACCTGGGTGGAGAAGTATCTCGAGCTTGTCCATCGGTTCAACGCCGACCTGATTGGCTTGCCCATTCCTGAGCAGCCGAGCCGTCTCGATCCCGAGCGCAAGAAGTGGGCCAACGGCGCTCTCTCCGAAGAGCTTGTCGAGTTCATGGAGGCTGACAACCTCGAAGACGAGGTGGACGCTCTGCTCGACCTGTCCTACTTTGCGCTCGGTCGCATTATCGAGATGGGCGTGGTGCCTGGTGCTGCCTTCGAAGAAGTCCATGCTGCCAATATGGCAAAGGTTCGTGGCGAGCTGTCCAAGCGGCCGCACGCCAAGGGCTTTGATGCCGTGAAGCCTGAAGGGTGGCTGCCTCCGGTTCTGCTTCCGTATCTGTCTCTGGATCGCCGACAGGTGCGTGCTGCGTATGAGACAGCGCTCTCTGAGCAAGAGGCTACCGAAGCCACACAGACGCCTGAGAACGAGCCGAAGGACGATGGAAAGCCAAAGTTGCTCGTGCTCGGTCATGCGCGGCACGGCAAAGACACCGTGGCAGAAATCCTCGAGAAGGAATATGGCTTCAAGTTCATGTCCTCCTCGCTGTTCTGTGCCGAGAAAGTGATTTGGGCTGCGCTGCAGGATACGCATGGCGCCGTCAAGCACCATGAAGCAGCAGGCTCCCCAGGCATGTCCGCAGTTGACCTTGCCGACGAACTGGACATGATGCTCAACCGGCATTATGCTGATGTGCAGGCGTGCTTCGAGGATCGGGCCAACTTCCGCACGGCATGGTTCTCTCTGATTGCCGGCTATTGCTATCCTGAGAAAGAACGGCTGGCCAGCGAAATCTTTGCGGAGAACGACATCTATGTTGGCGTCCGCAACAAGCGCGAATACTACTCCATCGTCAACTCCGGTGTCGTCGACGGCGTGATCTGGGTTGATGCCAGCGAGCGCTGCGAGCCCGAGGCTTTTGGGTCCTGCACCGTCGAGCCTTGGATGTCCAACTGGATCATTGACAACAACGGAACAGAAGATGAGTTGCACCGGAATGTGCACCAGCTCATGTCTTACCTCGGTTTTGAAAGGAGCACCGAATGATTACCATTATTTATGGGCCGCAAGCGAGCGGCAAAACCCGCAATCGCGAAGCGCTGGCAAAGCACTACGAGCACGCCACTGTGATCGACGGTGTGAGCCGACAGCACCGGTCCCGCAAGTTCTATGACGACAGTGGTCGGGTTCACACCTCGTTGCCCGCAGACGCTCTTCTGCTGACCACGATGAGCCAGCAAGAATGTGCGCGCTTTCTTGCCAAGCACGAAACCACCGGGACACTTGTGTCCATCGGCGAAGCTCTGAAGGAAATCGGACAATGAAACAGGGATCAATGCACGAGGTCTACCGCAATATCCTCTCAGAGATTATGAACCAAGGGGTGACTGAAGAGAATGCCCGCACACGCACCAAGATCAAGATGGTTGAAGGCGGATATTCGTTCAAGCTGGACCTGACCGACGGCCGTCTGCCAATCGCGGGCAACCGGCGCTACTATCCTCACATCGCCGCCGCAGAAACGGCCTGGCAGTTCATGGGCACGAAAGACCCGACGTTCATTGTGGGGAAAGCACCAAAGCTCTGGTCGAAGTTCGTGGAGACTGAGATGGTTGAACACGATCGTGGCAACGGGCCTATAAGCGTCGAGAAGCAGGTCCTCAAGACCGCATATGGCTATCGCTGGCGCGAGGCCTTCGGTCGTGACCAAATCGCTCTGGCTTGCAATGAACTGATGAACAATCCGACCAACAGACAGTTGTTCATCTTGGCATGGGACCCGTCGTCGGATGGCCTTGGTGGCCCGCAGCCGAAGAACATTCCCTGCCCCGTCGGCTTTACCGTCTCTCGCTTCCGTGACGACCTGCACATGAGCGTGTTCATCCGGTCCAGCGACGTCTTCGTCGGTCTGCCCTACGATGTGATGTGCTACTCTCTGACCGCCGACGCCATTGCAGCGACCGTGGGCATTCGTCCCGCTTCGCTGCATGTCACGCTGGCACACCCGCATCTCTACGAGCCGCATTGGAATGCCGTCAAGGCATGTATGACCGGCGACTGGAGTGCCGGCGAGTGGCGTGAGCAGAAGGAGTTTGAGAAGGCTTCGACAACCTGGCCTTCCAACGTCTCGCCCAATCTGCCTGGCTGGAATATCGCCATGATCGAGGAACAGCCCGACGCCTACGTGGACGTTGTCAAACAGCTGGCCCGTCGAACGCAGCAGAACAGCTGGGACCCGATGCCGGAGGTGATCGAATGAGCCTGAGCGTCCTTCAAATGCAAATGGCCATGGAGGCCACTCTTGCCAAAGCTCGCGAAGTCGGCCTGGACAATATGTCCAGCGACTGCGCTGAGGCAGACTACCCGCATATGGTGGACATGTTTCAGCAGGCGCAGGAGTTTACCGACGAAGGCAAGGTGGGTCGCTGGCTCGGGTGGATGCAAGCCTGTGTTGTTATCAACAGCATGGGGCAACTCGACCTGCAAGACATGGTTGAAATCAACAAGGGGTTCGTAGGCTAATGGAAGACCAAACACCTTTTGTTCACCAGAAGGGAGACGACAAATGGGACCTGCGGTTTATGGGCCTGGCACTTCAAGCCAAGTCCTGGACCAAAGGCCTCGGCAACGGGATCATAGATCGTGGTGTCGGGGCATGTGTCGTCTCGCCTGACAAAAGCCAGTTCTCGCTTGGCTTTGCCGGTTTCCCGAAAGGGATCGCTGACACGCCCGAACGGCTGGCAAGCGCTGAATACCGTTCCTATCATACGGTGCACGCGGAACTCAATGCCATCCTCAACGCCAAGACTTCGCTGGTTGGCTGGACGCTTTACTCAACTGAATGCCCTTGTGCCGAATGCTCCAACGCAATTGTCCAAGCAGGCATCGTTCGCGTGGTGTCCACCAGCCCTCGCCGATCCTCAAACTGGCATCGATCGCAGCTTGAAGGCACAGAGACTTTGCGCGAGGCTGGCCTGATAGTCGATCGTATGGAGCATATGCTATGAAACTGATAATGGCAGTGAGTGGCAATGGCTATGTTGCCAATGGCCCTGAAGATGATATGTCCTGGACTGGACCGATCGACAAAGCGGTGTTCAAGCTGCTGACAAGCACGAGCGACGTTCTTGCCGTATCGGCTAAGAGCTTGCAATATATGCCAAAAGCGCTCCCCGGGCGCGGCAAGCTCTATGGACTGTCGACCGATCCACGTCGTGGGGTCCAGCTTGAAGACTTTGCGGCCATGTTTCCCGACGCTTGGCTGCTTGGCGGGCAAGAGCTGGCAATGTTTGCGATGAAGAATGGCTTTGTGGACCGAGCCTACATCTGCCGCGGGCTTGGCACCCATATTGACGTTGCCGCCCGTTATCCTGATGCCATACCCGACAAAATGACGGATTACTTTGCCCGTCGTCGCTACGCGAAGGGCAAGGGCTCCTGGTGGGACCAGTCGATGCGGGTCCAAATATCAAATCAGCTTCTGGTCGAAGTCTGGGAACGCGGGAGTGCTATTGATGGCTAAGACCGCAGAGAAGAACCTGTGGAACTCAATGCGGACAGCCCTGAAAGTATTCGGGGCTGATCTGCATTATACCCGCATTGAGAACTCAGTCACTGACGGGTTCCCGGACGTAGAAACCTCGCTCTTGTTGAGCGGGGTCAATTACTGTGCAACGTTTGAACTGAAGACGGCAGGTCGACCAGTGCACTTTGAGACGCCCGTTGCCGTCAAGATCAGGCCTGGGCAAATCCGCTGGCTTGGCAAACGCTGGAAAGTTAGAGGTTCCGCGTGGATACTTCTTCAGGTAGGATCAGGTCATGAGCTTGCGCGCTTTCTGATCCCCGGCAATCTGGCCGCCGAGGTCTCTGAAGGCCGCACGGAAACTTGGCTTGAAGCGAACTCAGTCTGCAAGCCGAAAGACCCGCTGGACCGTATAGTGAACATTGGGTCAGTATGGAGATGGCATGAAGATTGAAGCCGCAATTGCTGGAGCTACGTTCCGTGAAGAAGGCACCGAGATTGTTACTGGCTTGAAAGAAGGCCAGCGATACCTTCTCGAGCGCGAGCCTTCTAATCCGCATGACCCTAACGCTGTCAAAGTGCTAGTTGAGAATTATGAATACGGGCGGCGCAAACCGCGGACCTATCATATTGGCTACATTCCGCGCAAGTGGTCAGGCACAGTGTCCGCGGCCCTCAAGAACAACAGTCTCCACGTTTGGGCCGTAAAACCGGACAATAACTGGGGAACAATTTCCATTTCGTGGGTTGACGTAACAGCGGATCCACTTTAGGATTTAATTATCACTTCAATGCTATACTGTAAAGACGAAAGGAACACAGTATGGAGAAACCCATGTTTATCTGCCGACGCGATGCCGAAGGGTATCACACTGTCATGGAAGTCAATGACACCAACCTCGATAGTTTCCTGGCCATGGTTGCCAAGCCCGGAAGCCAAGCCAGCCGCGATGCTTCTCTCATGACCCTGGCCAATGGCTCGGAATTGCCAAGCCGTCTCAACCCTGGTCAAGTCTGGTTTCGTGTGAACGAGCCCATTCGCTTTACGCCAACGCCGACGCACTGCAATCTCACCAGCGCACCTCTTGGCGACGTTGCCTATGATGCCAAAACCCGCTATGGCGGCTGGTGCATCATGTCTGAACAGAGCTGGAAAGAGCATGGCTGTGGTCGACTTGGCACCGGCTTTGGCCAGAAGTTTTTGCGCGGGTCCGACGGCAACTTCTACCTCTCTGAGGGCTCGACAATCCGACCCAAGCCGTATCGAGTGGCGGCATAACCATGTCTCTCCAGTTTGCCATAGCTTGTCACCCTAAGAAAGGGCAAAAGGCAAAAGTCCGTCTTCACGGCTCTGTGCCTGAAAAGCTATGGACAGACTGGCTTGGCATAGAAATGCAACTAATCCTTTCCCAAGGCGCAGCCGCACAGGTTACGGCTTGGGAAGGCGGAGAGCATGGCCTCCGCTTTCGCATAAACAAGAAAGGAGTATTTGATGCCACTGTTGCCGCTAACCACCCGGTCCTGGTTCATCTTCGCCGTGTATTTGGCATGGAGTATTGGGGCCTGACAAGACTTGAAGGTGAGCGAGCTTGGAATACTGTCCATCTTCTGCCGCCTGAGACTGTCAAGGAATACAATCCTAAAGCACCTCACGACCGAGGCACCAAGTCTGCTTTAGAGCGTCTTTTGGAAGCTGAGCAACGCGAATGGAGCGGCTCGCTTTCCAGACAAGAATTGCACAGGATAGCCACAGAGTTGAGACAGCAAATACACTTGGAGAACTCTGATGGCTAATGCTGTTTCACCAAAGAAGGCCGACGATATGAAGGCCCGGGCTGTCACCTACAATGTGCTTTGCGGAATAGTCAAGCACTACGGGGAAGCCACCCTTGTTGAGATACGCGCCAAGTATAAGAAGATTGCCCGCCCGTGGAATTTGCCTTATGTGTGGGTGTCTGAAGAAAGTGCCCGAGCCTATTTGAACCAGGGCGTTCGCAATGGCCTGCTCCGTTACGAGCGCCGCCGTAAGGGCAAAGTTGTGGAACGTCGCATTACAGGTATGGCTGACGGTGTTGGCTATTACATTTGGATTGACAAAGAGGAATAGAGGTTCACACTGAAGCTCATTCCTGATATACTATTTATAGGAACAACGAAAGGAAGCACCATGTCCACAAAACCCAAAGTCACTTTCCATTCCTCGTCGACCACAGATGCGGTCGAAACCGCCTGGAAGCTGAAGAGGCTGACTGAGACGCACACCATGCGCCAGAAGAAGCTTGTCGAGGAATACCGCAAGCGCTCCGAAGCCCTGACCGATGAAATGCAGGCCGAACAATCCGTCGTCTTCGACAGCGTTCGTGAGATGATGGGCATTTCCGATGCAGACTGGGGCGACGGCAAGTCGTGGGCCCTAAACATCGAAAACCTCGCCGACGGCACAGTTGCGCTGGTGCATGACGAAGACCCGTCTCGCCAAGCCGACGACTGTGACTGCCCCATTTGCCAGCTTCGCCGTGTCATGACGGGCACCGAGCGCGAAGATGAAGTCGAGCCGGTCATTCACTGATGGGCCACCGCATAAATGAGACCTTTCATCTGGACCGCGCTGAAGCCGACAAAGCTCAGAAGGTGAAAGGCATCCCAGGCTATAGCGAGACCTACGCACGAGGGGTTTTCCCGTGCAAAGTCAAGCATCCTGAGACGGGCGAGACCGTAGACGGCTGGAAGTCGGTGACAGAAACCTACTACGGATGAATTTGAAAGCCGGCAGGTAGCACTGCCGGTTTTCTCCGTTAGCGATATGCGCTAGTCTGAAAGTCTCCACAACATGAGGAAATCCATGGAACACCCACCCATTGCCGTCCAAATTTGGGACAAAAAATACAGGTTCAAGCAGGCGGATGGCACTCCCATTGATACGTCAGTCCATGACACCTGGTCCCGTATTGCCAAGGCCTTGCTTGAAGCTGAGGAGGCCGCGCCACCGGACACCCTTCATGCGCTCTACCAGCAGTTCTATCAGGCTCTCGAGGATTATCAGTTCCTGCCTGCTGGCCGCATCACTGCCGGAGCCGGAACCGGTCGCGCCGTCACTCTGTTCAACTGCTATGTCATGGGCACGATCCCGGACAGCATGGATGGCATCTTCTCGATGCTGCGGGAAGCCGCTCTGACCATGCAGCAAGGTGGCGGGATCGGCTATGACTTCTCCACGCTCCGCCCAAAAGGCGCTGAGGTGAAAGGCGTGGCCGCTGACGCCTCGGGACCTCTGACATTCATGGACGTGTGGGACGCAATGTGCCGAACAGTCATGAGCGCTGGCGAACGTCGTGGGGCTATGATGGCAACCATGCGTTGCGATCACCCTGACATCGAGAACTTCATCACCGCCAAGAAGGATGCCGCCCGTCTTCGTATGTTCAACCTCTCAGTGCTGGTGACCGACGACTTCATGGAAGCCGTTCGCACTGGTGCCGAATGGCGTCTGCACTTCGAGAACCGTCGTGGTGAGACATTGAAAGAGCGGACCGTTGATGCGCGCGAACTGTGGAACAAGATCATCCAGACCACATACGAGGTGGCCGAACCAGGGGTTATCTTCATCGATCGCATCAACCAGCTGAACAACTTGGGTTACTGCGAAGCCATCGCGGCGACAAACCCCTGTGGCGAACAGCCCTTGCCGCCTTACGGTGCCTGTCTCCTCGGCTCAATCAATCTGGCTCGCCTCGTTCAAGCCGCCTTCACCAATCAGGCCTCGTTGGACCTCGACCACCTCGACCAACTGGTCGCGACAGCAGTGCGGATGATGGACAACGTGGTCGACGTTTCCCTCTTTCCTGTTCCGCAGCAGAAAGACGAAGCTCTGGCCAAGCGTCGCATCGGTCTCGGTGTGACTGGTCTTGCAGACGCGCTGGCGATGTGCCGTATTAAGTATGGCACGGCCGAGGCGGCGAGGCAGGTTGAAGAATGGATGGAAGCCATTGCTCTGTCAGCCTATCAGGCGTCGATCGAACTGGCAAAGGAAAAAGGTGCTTTCCCCAAATTCGACGCCGACGGCTTCCTGCGCAAGGGCTCATTTGCTGCGGAGCGCCTGCCGATCGAAATGCAGGATGATATTCGCCAGCATGGCATTCGCAACGCTCTGCTCACATCGATTGCCCCCACTGGAACGATCAGCCTCTACGCCGGCAACGTCTCCTCAGGCATCGAGCCTATCTTTGCCTATGGCTACACCAGGAAAGTCCTGCAGGCCGACGGCAGCAAGGTTGAGGAGGAAGTCGTCGACTATGCCGTCGCTCTCTACCAGAGCATGTATCCCGGTGAAGAACTCCCCGACTACTTCACGACGGCTCAGGACCTCAAGCCCAGCGAGCATCTTCGTATGCAGGCGGCAGCGCAGCGCTGGGTTGACAGCTCCATCTCAAAGACGATCAACGTTCCGGTGGACATTTCCTTTGAGGAGTTCCGCAACGTCTATGAGGGGGCCTACGAACAAGGCTGCAAGGGCTGCACGACTTACCGCCCCAATGACATCACCGGGTCGGTCCTGGAAGTGAAGACGGACAAGCCCAAGTCGGCTGCTCCCGACAACGTTTCGGCAGAACGGCCGAAGCGACTGGAGGGCGCCACATACAAGCTCAAGTGGCCGAATGAACCTCATGCCTTCTATATCACCTTCACCGATCAGATCGATGGTGCCGGTGGAAGACGGCCCTTCGAAGTGTTCATCAACTCCAAGAACGTGGACCACTTCCAATGGACAGTTGCTCTGACCCGCATGGTCTCGGCCGTGTTCCGGCGGGGAGGCAATGTGTCGTTCGTTGCTGGCGAGCTTCGTGAGGTCTTCGATCCCAAAGGTGGTGCCTGGATGAGTGGGCAGTATGTTCCGTCTCTGCTGGCGGCCATCGGGAACATCGTGGCCGAGCACATGACGGAGATTGGCTACGGGGACTTCAAGGGAATAGAAGTCGTCGACCAGGACCCTCCTTCTGATATGACTTGGACTGAGGTTCCTCAGCACAAGTGCAAGGACTGTGGTTCCTTCAATATCAAGAAGGAAGGTGGTTGCGAGGTGTGCAAAGACTGCGGTTCCAGCAAGTGTGGCTAATCGCCGTGGCCGAATGAACGAAGCCCGGGCGACTTCCATAGTCCCCCGGGCTTCTACGTCTTGTCTGTGCAGCTTTGGTGCACGTCACCTAAGTGGTTGTGCGCTCTTTCTGAGCCGTATAGTCTGCCGGAAGCTGCTCAACCAAAGCGCTGAGTTCCTCGTCGCTGCAAATGTCAGTGAGCCCATGAATAACTCTCATAACTGTTGACGGGGCCACATTACTTTCGCGAGCCAGTTCACGCATTGGAACCTCATCGTAAACGTGGCACTTATACCAGTATATGTTACGCTGGGACTTTTCTACCAGGTGCTTGGTTGTTTCTGTTGGCGCTGGCAAAACTAAATCAGTCCCATGCAGTCTGTAGCCAGCGCCCCAAATTGTTTCAATTCGCCAGTTTGTGCCTTCAAGCTTTTTCCGCATCTTGCAGATAAAGACATCCAAAATTTTGGCACTGGGAGCTTCGTCAATTTGGTCCGCGTAGAGACGATTGAGGAGGGCCTCCTTGCTTGCTTGCATCCCCGGGGCTCGCTTAAGGATAAGAAACAAGCGAGCTTCCCGACCTGTAAACCCAAAAGTATTGATAATGGGCAGTAAGTCCAGGCCATTGTCGGCCTTCAGATAGTCGAGCTGTTCCTGAGTGGTAGGAAGGCCTTCGCCGTTTTCATCTTCCTCTTCGTCAAGGTGCGAGCCTTGAATTTCCTGCATGGCATACAAAATTAGGCCTACAAGAGCTTTTGCAGACCGGGCGGGCCAGCCTTTACGCTTTTCAAGAGCTTCAAGGGGCTCTTCTTTGATTATCACATCATAAAGAACGCGGTGAAAAGTTGGGGCAAGATTGTATGAATTTGGATTGACTGAAAACTTGTGCGCATGGAACACTTGTTGGTCGGTCAAGTATCCACGCCGCTTTAGGTTCATAATGTTCTGCATTGCCCAACTCCATACAAAGGTGCTTAATACACTATACCTTGTAGGTTAGGCAATAAAACCAGTAAAGCCTAGTCAGTCTTACTATTTTTGGCAAAGTGGGCCAAAATAGCATCTAGGCGTTGGTTGGTTTGAGCAGTAGAAGAACGCATTTCATCGCTAAGTGCCTTGACGCTTCCGTCAAGGCGCATGAGGTGGCCATCAAGGTCGATCCGACGGACATATTCGTCCTTGATTTTGGCCATTCGCTCATTGGTCTTTTCAGAGCTATCTTGAATGGTTCTTATCGAGCCTTCGTGGTTCTTTGAAATCAAGCCCAAAATGTAACGGTCCCTTGCAATAATGCCGCCAATGAGGGTAACAAGACCGAAGCCCGTTGAAATTATCCAAATAGCCTCGTCTGTCATCGCATCTTCCTTCACTAAACCTTAGGTTGTATGATAGTGCAAGGCGACTAGTGAGTAAACCGCCTTTATTACTGGTAGCACAAAACGCCGGCCAGTGACGCTATTGAGCGTCACCAGTTCCCAGCACCACGTCAAGTGTGGCATTGTGCTCAGTCACCAAGCCGGTATGTCTGCTTCCACAATTGATGAGGTTTCGCCTGTCGACCAACCAGTAATCTTCCACTTCTGATTGGGAAAGCTCGCGATTTGGTAGACGGACAGGGCGCGGGCACGCCTGCGTAAGTGATGCAGGGGCCCGTTGAATGTTAAGCTCCTTAACGGAGGGTGTTGAGGCGCTGCACGCTCCCAGCACCAAGAGCAGGCCGATCAGCATCAGGGTCTTCATTTGCAAGTCTCCTCAGTTCATCAACCTCCAGGCTGAGCTGTTCCATTTCAGCCAGCCGTTGAGCCTCGAGTGCGGCAAGCTCAGCCTGTGCCTCGCGTAGGTCAGCATTCAGTTCATCGATGGCTTCCTGTTGAGCAGCGCGCTCCACCGATTTGCCGTCGGCACGACCTTTTAGGTATGCACCACCCGTGATCGTGCCGATAATGGCCAGAATAGCCAATAGAACATAAATCCTATTCATCGAACACCTCTTGGGGCCTCGGTTGTGGTGACGGTGGTGACTGAGGTTGTATCTGCTTTGCCCAGCTGTCCATTCCAAACGCCGCGGCGGCAAAGCCATAAACCCATACCGCTAGTCCGGTCGCCAGCGCCACAAGATCAGCCAGGGCGCGTTGCGGATTGGTAACGGCAATATAGCAGATGCCCATCACCAGTGCCCAATGCAGAACCAGCTGAACGGTGGCAACTTCGCGTTTGTAGGTTTTTGGCTTTGCCATCTTAGGCCTCGTTTTGGCTTGCCGCCTCAGCCGAGGTCATCCAGGGCAGGACAATGGGCTCGCGGTCATAGGTGGAGGGCCAGCGGAAGCTGTTGGCCGTGAAGCGGGATTTATCGATCGGGGAAACGCGAATGCGATTGGACTGGTTTCCACCTAAGCAGTAATAGCGGGTGTTGTCCTGGCCGACCAGGAATGCAACGTGTCCGCCTTTGGGGCGCTTGATGGAAATGACGCACCCGTAGGTCGGCGGTGTGGGAACTCCCCACTTCCGCCAGTTCAGAGCCCAATAAGGGTTCTTCGGGATCGGCTCGTTGGGAAGTGCCAGACGGATCGGGGTTTCGACAGCATCTCCGCACCACGGATAGACAGCCGGATCGCCAAGGGCGTGGCCGTCCGAGGCAAGCCAGCGACGAAGCCCGTCGTTGTCATAGACCTCATGCATGTTCATCATCCGCCGAATTTCCTCCATCCAGGGAAGCTCAGAGATGCCGTGTTGGCCTCCCAAGTCGAGCTCGCCCTGGTGGAGCATCTTCCAGGTCTTGATCCCGACAAAGGGACGTGCCCGGAGCCCTTTCGACCGCTTGAAGGCAACAATCGCCGAGGCAGTGTGCGGGCCATAGATACCGTCAATAGGCCCGGGATCGAAACCAAGGCGATGAAGCTCGGTCTGAACAGACCGCACCTCCATTGACGTCATGGCAGAGTTGTCTGTAGCGGTCAAGGGCATTTGTCTTCTCCTTACATGAGAACGGAAATCTCGAAGCCATCGCCGGACACTTCGGCCGTCACAGCCTCTTCGAGGTCAGCCATAGGACGACGATACCCATTGATTTGGGTCGTCATGATGGGCCAGATGCCTTTGCCAAGGCGGCGCTTCTGAACATCACCATTCTCGTCGAGGTATTCCACCTCAACCCAGATGCCGACGCCGTCCGCGCTGGCAAACATGACTTGATAGGCAACAGCCCCGTCGGTATAAGGTTGACCAGCAGTTGGGAGATAATTGTGGCCCGGGTTCTGCTGCTCCGACAGGTGCGCCATGCGCTGCATTTCAAGACTGGTCTTCATTGACATGGCTCCTTGCTTTACGGGACTTGATGCCCCCAGAAGTGGTTACTATTTGCCTCAACATAGCCATCATTTGTGGCCATGTAAGCCTGCATCTTGACCGTATCGCCAGCGCTCAGCTTCAAGAGAGCAGTGATTTGGACGCTTGTCCTTAGAGTTGCTGTTCGATTGTAGCTATCTGCAAAGGTAATTGATCGATCTTCAGTTGGTGCCACTCCGTTAATGCTTAGCCCAACGCGAATTTCGAGAGGAACTGAAGCAGTATTTTCTTTGAACGTATACCCAGCCCCAAAAGTATAATAGCCGTCATGCGGGGCCGTGAAATCATTATTGGTTGCACCGTCGAAAGCGCCCTGGTCATTGTGACGAGCACTATTGCAGGGGACTGTTGTCCAAGTGTTTGCCGCAATATAGACGTCATAGTTCACATAGGCTGAGAACTTGGGGTGCTGAGTAAGCTCAACGGCTCCAGTTGCCTCGTCGGCGACCAAGGCCGTCATTGCGCCTGTTCCAACCTTCAAGGTGAAGTCGTTATTCCCAAGCAGTCCGAACTGGGCGTAAGTCGAGAAGCCTTGCTGGAAGGTGAAGCTGGCATCGTTACCAGCCAAGTTCTTGTTAAAAACCTGAGCAATGCTCGCGCTGGAGTTGAATAGCACATTGGTCCCAAAGAATGAGAAACCGTTGGTCGCATCGGCTGAAGCCCCGCCAACGCCAATGCCAAACTCGTTCACCTCAAATTCGGTATTTCCGTCGATGAGAACATGGAACTTGCTGCCAGCGTCGTTGTTCTCGGCGTCCACCGAGATTTCATAGGTGACGCCATTGGTTTGCAGAAGGGTGTAACCAATGATGTCCGTATCGTTGAACCGGATCGACGGCGACGCTTCTTCGAGGACCAAGTTGCCTGTCAGTGTGCCACCACCAAGAGACAGGTATCCCGCGCCAAGCACATCGCCGAGGGCAGACCAGCCACCGTTGTAGAAGTAGATTTTCGCCTCGTCGTCAACCCAGCAGAACCAGCCGTCATTCGGCGGGAAGAAAATCCAGCCATCACCATCATACGAGGCAACCTGTGCATCTTTGCCAAGCCAGCTGCCCGTTGCCAAATTGCCAACGATATAGGTGTCGCCAGTCGTAGGGCTTCCCGGTGCTGCCGTCAGGTCTTTGTCCAGAACAGAAAGCTGGACAAGATTGTCCAGCGTAAACAGTGCCTCATTGAAGGTCACGTGCTTCTGAGACTGACTGGCAGTCATTTCCGTGATGAGTAGCTTGGTAGTGGTCATCGGATCAAAGTCTCCTCAGCAGGGTGGCCGCGTCCGACAGCGGAGCTCATTTGATAGACCCTGATCTTAATCGAGGTCGTTTGAGCAGAACCGAAGTCAGCTACCTGCATTGCGTCTGTGTAAGTATACGCCGGCGACGTCAGGCCTGTAACCTCGCGAACGACGGTCGAACCGTTGAGGATTTCCAGCTCATATTCTTCAACTTCTTCATTGAGCGGAACACTTGCCAGGTCCCACGGATCGCCATCAAAGCGGGTGCGACGGAACCAGCTCAATGCAATATCAGTAAAGTGCCCTGATGACCAAGTCCATTTGGCTTTCAGCTGGGTCGGAGCATAGGGCTTCTTTGCCATAGCTTCATGGGTAAAGCTGGTCTCAAGGTAGGCATTATCGTCGTCCACTGACTTGTAGGCGCTGCCAAATCTCACATCAATGGTAGCGCCACGATCACCAGCGGTGAGCGGCAGATACGGGGCACTTGAAGGATTGATAGAGAATTGGTTTTCCAGCAGCACGAACGCATTGCCTTCAGAGAAGGTAGCCTCGTCCATTACCCATTCAGTGCCAAGCTGGCCACGAATGAGGCCAGAAAGGACGTAGTGCCCCTCAGGATTGAGCGTTGCAGTCTTATACTGGAAAATCTCCCAATGACCACTGTCATTCTGCATGGCACAGGCGTTATCCCCGTTAAGCACGCGAAGGTCGCTTGCTGCAGTGGGCAGAGTGCCACCTAGCAGATTGACAGTGATGGTCTGATTGCGAAGCCATACACCTGTTTTGCCCGTGCCGACCGCAGAGACAAGCCGGCCCATAACGTTCTCAAGGTTCAAGCTGCGCTTAAACAGCCAGTCCTGCGTAGCCGCATCCGGGTCCTCGTCCTTGTAGACGGCAACAGTGCCCGGCCAGGGCGAAGCAAAGGCAGCCAACCTCGGCGACCAGTGAGACGGTTCATCACCCGAATAGAGCGGAATATCCAGAATGTAAAGCTCTGGGAAGCCCGGCACTTGAGTGATAATGCCTGACTTCGTCTGCTGCGGATAGACTGGCAGATTGTAGAGGCTCAGGTCGAACGACTGGAACGAAATCTCATAGAACTCGCCAGTGTCAATGGACTGAATGCGAGCCTGTCCAACCCGGTCGCCGACAGGGAAGGTGATACCGTCGCCCGGATCAAGGCGGAAGAACGAAGGCGGCAGATTGAGAGCCCCGTTCTCACGCGCAACCCAGGCCTGGTGTAGAATGCTGTCAGCCAGTCCGCGAACATAGTCCGGAGCCAGCGATTGTGGCAAGCGAAGGGACGAGACGTCCTTATTGGTTGTCTGGTGGCGCTTGGCGTCCAGCGAGGAGACTTCATAGTCGTTATCCGCGTCAATGAAGTCCACAACCACGCTTTTGGGCAATTCACTGTCCTGTGTGCGGGTAATGGTGAAACCAGTCGGATCACTTTCAGTGGACACGAAGTCATTGACCGTCAGAGCCGTTAGGCTGGTGCTGGCTTTGAGGGCAAATTTGATCTGACCCTCGCTTTCAAAGGCGTCAAACTGGAAGCCGGTCATCAGAGACGCGATAGCGTCCCGCGGAGCGGTAATGCTATCGATATAATAGCCCTTCACAAGACCCTGGGTGCCGTTCAGTCGCTCGACGTCTATGTCCGTGACACCGACTTCCTCACAGAACTTCTCGATCAGCCGGGGGAGCGCCGGATAAGCAATCCGGCCGGTCATCCAATGGCCGTAACGCCAAAGAGTGCCATCACTCCACACGTCAAGCCTGTTGGGATAATCTGGATAAGGGCGAGCGTCCCAGCACCAAATGAACATATTGTCAATGTCCAGCATACCGGGAGGCGAGTTGTCTCTCCAGTAAGTGAGCATTGCCTCGGCATAGACGCGGGAGATATACTCGTCCTGCAGCCCGTTCGAGTAATACGGGAAAAAGCTCTCAGACGACTTGGGATCGTAGAACACATTGGGCTGGTTTGTGCCCTTGTCAACGCAGGGGCAACCAAACTCAGTGAACCACATGGGCTTCATGCCCGAAGTCCATGCCGTCGGAGAGCCACTTTCTACTCCGCCAGGGCGATTGTAGTGGCGTTCAGTCCACCAGCTGCGAATATCCTTCTGACGGAACACCCAGGGCTTGCTGTATGCCCCATCCGTGATCGGAGTGCGGGTTTGGCTGTCGCGATCGGCTTGGTTGGCGTAGAACCAGTCGAAGTATTCACCGCCCTCAATATTCGACTTCAAGTAGTCGATGTTGTGGGGTGTAACAATACCATTGTCCGCATCGTAGTCAAGATGGGACGAGCCGTCGCGCCAGTCAGACAGCGGAAGGTAGTTGTCGATCCCAACAAAGTCGATATTGCTATCGGCCCACAGGGGGTCAAGATGGAAGTAGACGTCATTAGAGCCATCACCAGGCCGATAGGAATGATACTCAGACCAGTCTGCCGCATAGGAGACCTTTGTTCCAGAGCCTACTATACCCTTGACAGTTGCCGCAAGGGTCTTAAGACGCGAAACAGCAGGGAAGGTTCCGGCAGCCGATCTGATGGTCGTCATGCCCACCATCTCGGTTCCGATGAGAAACCCGTCTACGCCTCCGGCACGATCACAGAGGTCCGCATAGTGCTCCACCATATTGTTGAAGCCCCAGGTCCTCGTGAAGAAAGTGCCGACCTGTGTGGCCGCGGCAGCAGTCTTGTCCACTGTGCCGGCAAAGCCCGCCGCCGGGCTACAGGTGATCCGACCGCGCCAGGGGAAGACTGGTTGGCCGACGTCGGCTGCGTTGTCGCTATACGGATCAGGCAGAGTGTTTCCGCCCTCAATGTGCATGAACACAAAGGGGCAGAAGATGACCCTGTGGCCCCTTGCTTTCAGCCATTGAATGGCCTCAACCACAACGTCGTCAGAGGGTGTGCCGCCATAGACAAGGTTGCCATCAGCGTCACGGCCCACTTGGGGGACATCCGGGCTGGACCGAGTGAGACCGGCCACATTCCATTCACGGGGCGTGACAACGCCATTCCGATCCGTAACTTCAACATAGGGCCGGATTTCGCATTCCCCGATCCGCAAATCGTCTCCAAACCACCCGACGACCAACAGCACGGCGTCAAGATTTAGTTGGAATGCCTCCAGTTGGGTCATAGACAGAACAAAGTTGCTCACGCCACGCTGGTTGTGCATGTTCATGAATGTGGCGCCAATGTTGTCACCGCTACGAGTGGGCAAAGCAATGGTATCGCCAAGCTGGTTCTTAAACGTGCCGCCAAAAAAGAAGTTACCCAGCACGTTATTCGAGGCATTCTGAGCCGTATAGACGTCTGTCCCATACACGAACTCGCCAGAGCCCGGGATAAGACAGAAGGAGTGAGCCACGTTGGAAATGTCGTCTGGGTCGCTTGTCTCAATGGGAGCAATAATCTCTGCAGTCACCTGAGGGATGCGGTTGCTATACTCGCCCAGCTCAAAGTCTTCAAAGACGATATAGGTAGTGCCACGGAACGCCGGGGTTTTGCCTACGCCTTCAACCGACTGAATAACAGAGTCGGGAGCTTGAGTCTCAGTGCCTTGATAGAATGTAGACTGGACAATGGAGAGGTCAACCTCTTTACCATCCATCCAGATACGCCCAAGCTGAACGCGGCCATTGCCCTCGCCAAAGGCGACGGCAAACGAGCAGGAATAGGTGTAAGTAGTAGTTTCAACCGTCTGACCACCGCCGCCGCCACCTTTGCCGCCAACTTCTTCGCTCTCAGTGGTCTTAGTCTCTTTGAAGCGGGCAGACCAGATTAGGTTGCCGCCAACTCTCATAATACCGTAGAGACGACCCACCGCCGCCCCCTCGGTGGACTGCATGACAGTAATCTCTTGAAGTCTCGGACCCTCGTTACGTATAGCGGGCGTAAGAGCGGCGATAATCATGTTGTCCACAATGCCGCCAACGAAAGAACCAATTGCTCCGCCAATGGACGCAGCAGTCAGCGTGGCACCAAGGACAGTGATACCACCGCCAATGCTAGCGCCGATCGCCGTGCCGACAAGTCCAAGGGCAAGAGTAGCCATCTTTAATCCTCAATGTCAGGAAACTTGAAGGCACCAACAACCTTCGGCTCCCACCGTTCGCCCAGGGTCACCTCATAGACCTCGCGGCCGCTATGGGAGTGAACCATTTCAGTCTCTGTCGTCATGATGCCACAATGCCATGCCACCAGCTTAAGGTGGGTCCGGAACACCAAAACGACAGCAGGTCCCCGTATCTCCACAGGAACCTCTATCAAGTATTGCCGTGCTGCATCCAGCATCGTCTCTTGGCCAATGTTCTTGCGTGGCGGACGACCTCGGTAGGCGGGAGGCTTCACTAGCTCCCCGTATGCCTCTGCATATATGCCGCGCAGAAGGCCCAGACAATCGCAACCACGGCCCTTCACTGCCGCCATGTTATGATACGGCGTTCCGATCCAGGAGCGAGCCAGTGTTACTATCTTCTGCGCTTGCATTTAGGGCCTCCTCAGTTAAACAGCGACCCGCCATCCAAATTGTCGTCACCAACTTTGGGATAGAACAACAGCATGTCAGGACCAGGGATAAGGTTGAACCCGCGGAAGTTCACGATATTGTTGAACTTCTCATTGCAGGTAGCGGCGTCTTGCTTGCACCCAACGGTGATGGCGAAAGTATCGGAAATGGCAATGTCTGCAGGCATGAGCTGCCAAAGCTCAATGGTGACAACCCCGCTAGTGAAGTCATGGAGCTTTACCTCCATGCCCGAGTTATTGTTGTTCCCGGACGTCCAATTCACCATGCCCGCGGTGAACCAATCGTCGTCGAAGCCTGTCAGGCCGGTCGCGGTGAAAGCTCGGTTGCTGCTTACGCTGTTAACCGTGCCCGTTCCGCGATAGGCGGCGTCCGAGAGGTTGATACCACAACGGGCGTCACCGATCACGGCGTTACAATAGCGCTGATACTTACGCCCGACCTTCTGCTGAAGCATGTTGGAAAGGCCGCGCATCTCTGCGGAGAACATAACCCCGTGGCGCTTAACCTCACCAATGTAGCCCTTGCTTCGAATATGGCGCTCGGAAACGTCACTCCAGTTTACCCAGTAAACGACAACCTCTGCGTTATCATAGTGGCCCGCTGCCAAGTCAGCTTCATTGATGTTGCTGGAGGACAAAGCCCCTTCAACCTCGAAGTTGTCCACCGCGAGGCCCGTACTGGACGCAAATTGAGAGGCTGTGAAACCCGTTGCCGCCTCGTAGGTCACTCCATCAAAGGCCAGATCGTTATCATGGTCAGTGAACCCCTGAACGAGCCCGTCATTGCGTGTTACCTTCCAGCAATATACCATTTTGGTGGCACGACCGTCAAGGTGCGCTTGCAGGGCAGTTGAAAGCTTTTTGGGCATTAGACTTTCACCTCAATTACGTTGATTTGTGGCACTTGGCCAGCGCTGAATAGGTCCACGGTTACATCAATATGGTCATTGGTAAACCGGACGGGCACATCAAACTCATACCCAGCTTTGATAACCTGGGTATTGGCAGGAGCACTATTGAAGGTGACGATCCCCGTCTCGGTGTTTACTGAGTAGTCAGCGCCATCAACCAGCGATCCGTTCACTTCGACCAAGACAGTTCCACTGACCGGCTTCTTGATGGCCCGGGTGTAGGTTGTCGGGCCTGAAGTGTAGGCTTTGATAAGCTGGAATTGCGTTTCAGCACCGTCGCCAGTGCCAATCGTCTGATCGTCCCGCTTCACGGCTTTGTTGGGAGCGCACGACTTGTAGTCGGCCCAGTCTTTCCACCGAAAGCCATAGAGACGGCCCAGCCGAGCCTCAAAGAACTCCAGCACTTTGTGCAGATCATCAATGTCCCGGATACCCAAGCCCGCGTCATACTCTCGACGGCTGTCAGCCCACACCGAGTTGCGCTCCTCATAGCCTGAACGCAGGGTCACAATATCAGTGCGACGCCGCGGACCCCCTGAGGACCCGCGGCTGATGCTGCTTGGGAAACGAACTTCGTGAAAATCAGCCATCAGCTATTCCTTTGCCCACGTGCCAGCATACGCTGGGCTCTTGCTGCCATCTGGCTTTCAGACCGACGGAAGCCTTCCACATCAGGAGTGCTGATATTGAACACCACCGTGCCGCCCCCTTGGCCTTGTGACGCTTTGCCGGCAGGCGTGACCTGAACACGCTCACCGCGGGACGCCCGGAAGGCCACAACGTTCTTGTCCACACCGCCAGTGCCGCCAACCATGAAGTCGGCGCCTTCGTTGCGCCCGGGCAAAGACGCGGCCAAGTCAGGCATGAGATTACCAAGAATGCCGCCAAAGAAGTTCTTCAGGGGCGCGATAATCATCATTTGAATGCCAATTTGGGCAAGGTCTTTTATGACAGAGGTGGCAAACTCATTGAAGTTGAAGGTGCCTGTTTCCACAAACTTATTGAGGGCGCTTTCCATATTGTCAAACACCGCATTTGTGATTTCATCCACCAAGTCAAGTTGACGTTCAAGCTGCGCCAGAGCGCCGGCTTGTTCGCGGATCAGTTCAATGTCCTGCTGAGCAAGGACGGCGCCTTCACGCTGGGCAATCTGCAGAGCATCTTGCAGGATTTGTTGCTCCTGCATGCCCTGGTTGTTCCGCATGATGTTATCGTAGCGGGTTTGAAGCTCCTGGTTAATAAGCTGGATAACGTTCAGGTATTCCTCAGATTGACCCGCACGATCTGCCCCCATCAAGCCGCCCCCGCGAGGTGTGACCGTAACCTGTTCCCCTTTGGACGCCCAGAAAGAAACCAAGTTCTGGTCGACGCCGCCATTGCCCCCGACAGTAAATGAGCCGCCAGAGTTAAGCTGCATCAACCCGTTGCCACCAATCTGGTCACGAGTGGGGTTATACGATGCCATGATGGGCGCGTTGTTATTGGCGGCTGGCGCTTCCAGGCCATTGATGACGGAAGCGGCAGCCGCTGCCCGGATGAGCTGGTCCGCAAACCCTCGAGCCCCTTCTTCCAGCGGGGTAAAGTTGATCCGGTCAAGTGTTGCCTCGGTCTGATCGGCGGCACCCGCGGCGCCGTCCATAGGCGTGCGGAACCGCTCAGCTTCAGTGGCGAGTTCATTCAGTCTATCTGCGTTGGCGCCAAGAGCCTCCATCATGCTCTGTTCCAAATCACGAGCGTCTTGCAGGGCTTTCAGCAGGTCGGCAGTATCAGAAATCCAGCTGGAGCCTCGGACAAGATTGCCAGCCATCTGAGCTGACTCAAGCCCAGCTTGCAGCGCTTGCAAAGCCTCAACCTTTTCAGGCAAAGACTGAGCGTTGGCTGCGGCCGTAATTTCCGCATCCAAGCCCCCGATTGCAGTGGCGATATTGGCCAATTGTTCCTCGGTCTGTTGAAGCCAGAGCTGGGCTTGAGCAGTCGGCGTTTGGGTCAGGTCTTCAGGCAAAGCGCTAAGGGCAGTTGCAAGGTCCTCGGCTGCCGCACTGACCTCAGGCCCAACGCCACGCACTCGTTCAACAGCCGCATAGAAGTCTTCAATTGTGCCGGTGCCGTCCTGAACAGCAGACAGCAGGTCATAAAGCCGTTCAATATCCTCGCTACGGAAAGACCGCATATCTTCGCGGGTGCTGTCAAAGTCCCGGAACCCGCCTATAGACGCAATCTCACTAAGAGCAGCGCGGATATTGTCCATATTGAAGGGATTGAGGCCAGTGCCACCAATCTCGCTTTCCATGCCACGAATTTCATCACGCAGGTCCCCAAGCGAAGCCTGCAGTTCAGCACGAGACTGGCGAAGCATCGCCTCGGTGGTGAGGTTGATAACCCCGCCGAGTTCTTCCTGCTCCTGGCGAGCGATTTGGACATGCTCATTATAGGTCTGAAGCGCCGTCACGCCATCGTCCATGACCTCGCGCAGCCGCTCAATTTTGTCTGCTGCCCTATCGGTGTTTTGGTAGACCCAAAAAGCAGCGCCAGCCAGCAGAGCAAGTCCACCAACAATTGGGCCTCCCATAAAGCCAAGCACCATTTTCAAGCCCTGAGCAGCAGTGCCCAAAAGCCCAACGTTAGTGGCCATCCGACCAACCAGAGCAATCTTGCTGGCCGTGAAGGCTACGCCCCAAGCGATGCCCAAGGAGAACAGGATGTCTGCCAGAGGCTCGATATTGTCGGCGATGAGGATGATGCTATCCGCAACGGCACTCGAGATGGCCTGTGCCTCTTCGGAAGTCGAGATATACTCGGTAAGCTTGTTCCTGAGCACCGTGAACGCCTGGCTGATCGTCGGCTCAGTTTGGGCGAACATATCCGCAATCTGCGGATACTGAGACATGATGGCGTTGAAGAACTCTTGCGAGGAGACCTCGCCATCAATAACCATGCGACGTAGGCGAGCAACCGAGCCGCCAGCGCGATCAATGCCCCGGGCAGCCGCGAGGGCAATCGGAAAGGCGCCCTCAAGGATGGAGTTGAATTCTTCAGCCCGCACAATGTCCGTGCCGATGGCTTGCGAGAGCTGGATCAGAGCGCCTCGAGCGGTCTGAGCAGAGGAGCCTTGAACAGCAAGACCCATACCAACAGCTTCCACAAACCGCAGGACCTCAGCTTGGTTTACGCCAAGCTCGCCTGCAGCCATCATACCTTTTTGGAACAGCTGTGCCAGTTCTTCAATTGGCGTTCTGGTCCGGCGGGCAATGTCGTAAAGCTCAGACATGGAGCTTTCAGCTTCTCCAACGCTGTCGCTCACGATATTGATACGGTTGGCCACCACTGTTGCGCTATCAGAAAGGCGCATGAGTTCCATGGCCACGACTGTCGCACCGAAGGCGCCCACATGCCGATTGAGGAGCACGAACGGTCTGTGGGCGCCCCGGGCCGCACCACCAGCACGGTTGACATTATCTGCCAAGTCGCTGGACGCACGGGCCGCACGCTCCGCGTCCGCGGCGAACCTGTTCACCTCCGGAAGCGAAACAACTGGCGGAATGACCGGGCCTAGCCCAGTCGTTCTATCTCGGATATTGTTGCGGGAAATATGCTCCTGCTGCATGGCCCGGACAGCCCGCAGTTTCCGCATGATGTCATCCAGCTCAGCTTCAGCTTGCCGGAACTCCTGAACGGCGCTCCATTCAACGTTTGTGCCCATTTCACGACGCGCATTGCGAAGATTGGTGCCGACTTGCACCAGGGCGGCATTGGCTTCGGAAATGGGAGTGTTCAGCCAAGAGGCACGAGAGCGTGGAGCCGCAAGCGCACGGCGCAAGGACTGGATTTGCTCAAGCGTTTGGTTGAGTTGAGACGTCGGTGAAATACCACGAAGGGCACGGCGAAGCTGGTCGAGTTCGCTACCAGCACGATCCGAAGCGGAGGCCAGGTCCTCGATGTTCCGCTTGACTTGGCGGGTGCCACGCTCCGTGACAATGATGTCTATGCGTTCAGTAGGCATCAGGGCCTCCCGCCAAAGTCGTCAAAAATCTTGTTCCGCCGAACCTCGATGCGGGCTTGATCGATAGCCCTGCGCACCCAGCCAGCGGCTTGTTGCTTTGAGTGCCCTTGATCTAGAGCTTCGATGTAGTAAACGGGGTTGGAGACGTAGAAGGACGTCCCGCCAGCTGCTTCCGCAATGCCTGCGTTAAGGAACCTTTGCAGGAACCCTGCTGAAGGGGCTCTATCGATACGCGCGAAGGCGTCAGCAATAGCGGCTGCGGCATTTCGGGTTTCACCGAGGCCCAACCGACGCCCAGGTGCAAAGGCAGGCCGCACAGAAGCGAGGGAAGCTCCTGTTGCGACCTGCCAGTTGGATCGTGCCACACCGCGATCGACGGGGGTGGAACGGATGAGCGAGCTAACCAAAACTTTGGTTGCCTTACGGGGCGTGGCATGGCTCCAGCGGCCGACCTGGTGGGCACGGACACGAAGCCGTCTCCCAAGTTCACTGAAACCATCAGCCATTACGTTTTGCCCCCGTTTTCTTTTTCTGCCTTCTTACGTCGGTAATCCAGCAGGGCATTGTCCAAGTTTCTAATGTGATATTTCACATCGTCAGCCAGCTCTCCCGTTATCTCCTCGTCTCGACAGTAGGCCCTGATCGCTGAACCAGGTATAGGTCCTTCCATACGTTCCGAGGATAGCTCCTGAAAGGCTTTGTAGAAGAAGCCCAAGCCAAGGGGTATTTCAGGAGCGTTAGCGATGGGGTCCGGAAGAGGTTGATTGGACCTCATCGCAATTTTGATGATCTGTTCCTCGACTGGCCCTTGCTCCAGCTGATAGATGAGGAACGCAACTAGGCGTTTCCCTCCGTTTCCCGACGCGTCTGCAGGAACAGAGCTTCCTTGCCAGACTGGACCCGGAGGTCGTTATAGAGGTTTTGGATTTCCTTGTGCTGCAGGACCTTCAGCACGTTCTCCCAGTTGAACTCCAGCAGTTCGCCGGTGTCAGGGTCTTCGAGACCTTGCTTCCAGTCGGTGCCGTCAGGATCAGGGGCGCCCTCGGCGTCGACCAGGACCTCCCAGTTCAGAACGATTGCCTTTGCCATCGCTTCCTTCATAATCTTTTCGGAGACCTTCTGGTCGAGGGTCTCGAGTTGGATCGCGCGGCGATAGGGCTTGGTCAGAGCTTCCAAAATGCGCTCATAGGACTTGTTGGCCCCACCGGCACGAGCGATCGTGACACGGAAGGGACCATAGTCCAGTTCAACGCCTTCTTGTTCTGCAGCGGTGTCGGAACGGAATGAACCGTAGCCACCCTTCTTTTTCGTCTTTGCCATTGTTTTGCTCCTCAGCAAGTTAGTAGGAGGAGGAGGGCCGTGAAGCCCTCCTTAGAACCCCTTAGGCCTCAGCGGCGTCAGGGAGATAATCGTAGAAGCTCATCACGATGGTGTGCGCCAGGCTGGAGTTCACGTCCTCGCCATCGGCTGCCATCAGGCCCAGCGGAATGG